AAAGAACACAGGAGATGAAGTTGTTGTACGAGGATGAACTTGCTAGAGCATTATCTGAAGATGGTTCTGCAGCTAGCACTTTTATTACTCCGAAGACATACTATCCAAATATATAATGGCTAGATTTGCAAAAGGTAGTAGAGCATTAGCAATATCTGATAGATCAGGTGCAGCTTTTCCATATAAAGAAATGGTAAAAGAATGGACCGGAGCTTTGGTACATATTTCTGAATTTGAACCTAAACAACCACAATTAGAACCACATCCTGTAGGAGCAGATCCACAAGCATTAAAAAATGCAAGACCTGCAAGAGTTGAGTTTCCAGTGCAAGATATTTTACCAAAAAATCCATTTACTACAACAGGTGGATCTCCAACTTTAAGTATATCTTATCCTTCTAATCAAATTAACGAAGGAACATCTCATGTGAGATTTCAATCTGTTAAAGAAATAGTAGGTGGTGTTGCAATTGCAACTTTAGAATTAGAAACAACTTTAAATGGTGCAATTAATGATACAGTTAATACTTTAACTTTAACTAGTTCTGCAGCATTTCCAAACGCTGGTTTTATTGTAATAGAAAAAGTAAATCAAGATGCAACTAGTGCAGCTTTTGGACAATACATAAATGAAACAATTCAATACACAGGTAACAATACAGGTACAGGAGTTTTATCTGGGTTAACCAGAGGAACAGCTGCTCCATTTAGAGGAGTAACTCCACCTAATACTACAGCAACAACTCATGCAAACGGAGCAAAAGTTTTTGGATCATATTTAGCAACAGCAATTGCAACTACTGTAGAAGTTGGTCCTACATTACCAAATGGAACACAAGCAACTGAACAACAATTTAATTCTATAACAAT